CCCCGCCCTGCGGCTTAAGGCAACATCCCTTCTCCTGCAGCCACTGCTCAACGAGCCTGGAAGTTTTCAGCCTCCAGTCGTCACGACGAGATCCATAGCTCAAACGAACTAGAGGGATTTTACACTCGTCTATGCGAACAGTTGGACCAGGACACCCCGAGGTTTTCAGCCCGGGGGCCCAGGATGCCACCGCCACCGCCCCGCGACGATCGAACGAGCCGATCACAGGAGGCCAAGAAACAGCTCGCACTATCAGTCCTCAGTCATCAGAACTACGTTCTGACGAAGGCTCCTGATAGCCTCTCCCTCAGCAAGTGATATGTACTCAGAAAGTACATAGTTCCTCACCTGCTGCCCATAGTTAGGCTTACGCCGGGACCACCTTAGCTCACTCAAGTAAGTGAGATAGAACCTCGGTGGTCGTAAGCGATAACTATATCCTCGCCGTACTCCGCCTACCGTTGGCCGGAATACGTCTCTCTTCCTCCCTCCCCACCGACCACGATTAAAAAGGTAAAAGGTTGTTGCCAATCTTTCGTCGGTGTCAAGCTCCCTTGAGACAGCTTGAAGAGATGGGTCTACCTCGAAAGGTACCTCAGGAAGCGACGTGAAACAACGCCGCCTACCCATCTCCCGTTCTCGCTGGAAAACGGGATAGGACTCCCTAGAGAGCCCTAGCTGGGAGGGAAGGAACCCCCATTTCTTACCGATCCTCGATCGCACTAATGCGGTCGACCAATGAGGTGAATCCCGGACCGCCGCCGCAATGTGCAGCATACCGGGATAATCGGTAAGAAAACCACCTCTCCGAAGATGGCGAATCTCACGCCATCTCCCCTTTGAACTCCTCACGAAGGCCGTGGAATTGATTTCCGCGACACTTCGTGACCTGATTGTCTTAAGTTCATTTAGGACGAACCCCGGCGGGTAGTCCGAAGACAAAACAGGACGATCAGCGGAGATTAAAGTATCATCTCCGTTGACGAGGATCTTTGCCGAACAATCACGGACAGCCCAGGAGGCTGCAATCCATGATTGCAAGCAAAGCAAAGGAAAGGAGAGGTAGCCCCCCATCATCTGTCCGTGCGTGACCTGGTTCCCGCCCACAAAGGGCTGAAGGGAAAGGTGAGCAAGTTGCCTCACCCAACCCGGAACATTTGAGCACTTCGCAAGAAGTGCACCCAGGACCGCATCTGCCACCGGAAGTGACAGATTGTCAGTCGCGGATACCAGATCAATACTGGTCTGGTACTCACGCGTGCAGACAGATGAGACTCTCTCTACCGTCGGTGGTCCGACAAGGAGCCAAGAAAACTTGGAAAGATGCTTATAAAGCATCTTGTGTAGAGGCGCAAGGACATCGATCATATCTGAATATATGATCAAGGGACGTACCTTGCCAGCACTCAACACCTCCTTATACCGTGCTTTGAAGGGAACGGGCGGGTCCCGTAAACCTCTTAAAGCAATCCGACGGAAACGTTCTACCCCACCACCTCCAGCGATACTCCAGGCGAAACTAGCAGTTTCGCCGCTTTCACGGGAAGTGGCGTTGGGCAAATGAGAGCAGACAAAGCTCTCATAGGCCCGATCCCAACCAAAGGGGAAGATACGTCTGACCATACCCCGCGCGAACGCGAGGTACTCAGGAGAGGGGGGGGGGGGATTTGAGAACGCGTTCTTCTCCCAAGAAGAACGCGCGGAGGGAACATGACGGCTGCAACCCGCTGGCAGGTTGCGTTTAATTGACGCGACGGAATGGGCAAATTCCCATCTCGTTCGCCGCCACATTCGCTGGAGGTAACATTCATTACCAACCCAGACTTGACGTCTGGGAAAGGGAACCGCAGCCCGCGGTTTCCCCTCCAGCAGGAGAAAGGAGAGATAGCGATTTAATTCGTCAGGTCTTAGATCCGGGAACTCAGAAAATGGAATACCATATCTGATCCGAATAAGTCTAAGACCGTTCGAAACTGTCTCTCTTGTGTCGAGTTGGGCGCGTAAGCACCCACGACACGTTTGAGCCCGGGAACCAAGGCTGGCCTTACCCCGAGCAGCGGTGCACACAGGCTGTGTACCAGACATAAGCAGGATTTGCCAATGGCGTCCGGCGCTTATGGGGACCTTTAAC